CCATTGCATCTTGCACTTGTTGTTGCGCAGACCTGGATTGTACCAACGCGTCATTGTTTCTATAAAATGCGTCGCTGGCTTCATCGTAGGTGCCCGCAAGGGTATCCATAATGAGTTGATTTCGTTCGCTCTCTGTGGTGCATGCCGCCAATTTTTTATTGAAATCATCCTCACTGATTCCCGCCCAATTAAGTGCATCGGCCAGAGACCCTGTTACTTGGCCGACTTTTGCTGTTTCGTTCGCAGATTCAATCAGCCCTTCAATGGGAAGAGAGTCACCGAAGGTGCCAAAAACCCCCGCTGCAATATCAGTCCAGGTAGCAATATCCTGTTCACTAAGGGCAAGCTTTGCTAACAGCTGGGACGCCTCTGTGGCTGTGTCTGTATCGCCAAGAATTCCATAAAATGCACTGTATGCCTGCTGCGCTGCGTCGGCGCTCATCCCGGCAGCGTCAAAGGCAGTATTTAACTTGCCTTGCGCAATCCGATATTCTTCCGTTGCAGAATCCACTGCCAACAATCCGCCAACCAGAGCGGTTGCTGCTCCTCCAACCACAGCAAGTCCCTTTGCTGCGGTTTTTCCTGCGCTTGCGAGCTTTGATCCCAGGCTCTTAGAGGTTGCTTCTCCCCCCTGGGATACTTTCTTAATCCCAGAATCATACTCACTGGTATCCAGTGATATCTTTGCGTAAAGATCAAATAGGTTAATCGGTGCCACCTCCCATCTGAAATGGCACCGCTTAGCCCTTCTCTGTCAACACTTAGACAGAGGCAATTTTCTTTTTCATGTGTGCAATAATTTCTTCCGGATTCCTGGTTTTCTCCGGTTTATGAATAGAAATATCATCCCATCGCTTGGCAATATATTCTCCACGACCAACCAGAGCAACATTTTGAGAAATGTTCTGCAAGCAATCTGCTATATAGGAGCGATATCTTTCCTCTCTGTTTCTTTCCCGAATAACAGAATAAAGCGCAGTTATCATAGCCCGCGTTCTCATTGCTGGCATAGATAGAAGGGCGAGAATTACTTGATCTTGTCCTCCCGCCCAAACGATTTGAAAAAATCCAGAAATTCCTTGTCCTTAAACGCTTCACGCACTTGTTTTATCGTTTCCATGGCATTTTGCTTGGCGATTTTATCAACTGTAGTTTCATTGAGTACAGCCAATAAACCAAATACATCAGCTCGATGGTCTTTCAGCAGTATAGGTACTATCTGTGCGTATTTATGGGCGGCGAATACGTATAATTCTGCGATACTTTTCCCTTTGCTGTCAAACTTCTTCCCTAATTCATCAAGCAGTGCTTTGTCAGCTGTGATATTGGCAATATAGGGTGTCATCTCACACAGTAAGTCCAATGCTCGTTCAGTGGTTAACTCAGACAGTTTCATAAAATCATTCCTCCAAAGGTGCGGCGCTGTAAAACTCCATAGGCATAACATTCTGTGTAGAAATGGACACATGGCCCGTTAGCTCCACAGATACTTGTCCTTTTCCATTTTTTGTGGTCTGAAGAGTAAACCCACCTGTGGATAGAGCATTTTTCAGGCACACAGCCACCATACCACCATCTGCACGGTCACCTACCCACCAAAGGTCCGCAAAGTCAGTCTGCTTCAGGGAACTACGGGGAGCAATTTTGCTGGCGGTCACATCCGCCGCTCCCAATGAAAGACGAATAGATTCTGGAGATGTACCCAGAGAGGTAAAGGACATCATGCACTCCCACCCATCCAAATGTTTAAGTTCTTTCGTATTGATGGGGCAGTTGTCCACATCCTCTCCCATGTCGGAGTAGGTGGGGACGCAAGATGCATTAATGCCACCAGTGGTAGGGCATACAATGTCTTCGTCATCCGGTTCCGTAGGCGTATCAGGGTCGAAATTTTTCAGAAGAACTCCCGCGTCAAGCTGCATTTCCTCGAATGTACTTTGCGGAATTACAGTAAATTTGCCCATGTGGGCCTCCTTTCAACTGAATGTTAAATATTCAGCGGTAATGTTAATGTAACGGCGTTTTAATGCCAAATCGTCTTGATAAACAAGGCTCTGGCAAAAGGGAGAGCCGCGTTTCAGCCAGATATAACCCTCGTCACAGGGAAGAATTACGCCGCCATAGTCGATGCGCTTTGATAGTTCTTGGGCTTTTTCGTCTGGAATGGCCTCGCTCTCTGTGCGGAACCACAGGTTGACCGTCAGGCCGATTTCTCCAGCGTCAAAGGCCCCGTCGGTGTACTCGTAGGTACCGTAGGGCATGACCACATCATTGGGCACAGAAGACGCCCGGTAAAAGGGCATGAACTCATTAAACCAGGCATAGAGGGCTTTGTTTTTGGTCATGCGGTCAGCGCCCACCTTTCCGCCGTGAAGTATTTCAGCGGCAGCGTGGAGGACTTGGGGGCCTGCTTGTCCTCTGGGTTGGAGGTCACGCGATAGGTTTCCCCGGTGGTCTTGTCCTTGAATACATCGTTGTACTCAATGGGCACAGCCTTGTCCACCAAGGCGGAATAGAGGCTTGTCACGCCCTCTTTTTCGGCCCGACGTGCCTCCATAGAGGTATCCAGCGCTTGATAGTTGGTGAACTCCGCCCCCTCCGTCCACTCCACGATGTACCCACCTGCGCCATCTGGTACACGCTTTTTCTCCATCAGAACACAAGGCCGGGCAAAATCATCCAGTAAGCTCATATAATACCTCCTATTCTCCGCCAAGCATTCAGGCGGCTTTTGAATACATCCTGCCACCCGACAGCCACGCCGCTGGCGTTGGTCGCCTTCGTGTAACTGTACTGTCCGAAAATACTCTCGCTGGTATACGGGCCAGGAGCGCCATTTTTCTCGTCCCAGGCTGCTATCTCGTCCGCAAGAGTAATGACTGCCTTAGGCACTGCCAACGCCCAAACAGTGCCATTAAACGTCTCGTCAGTCATATCCTGTTCTGGGTATTGGTATAGACCATCGTTAAAGATAGATCCCACCACCCGGAAATACTGACCTGTTTGCAGGAAGGGCAGCGTAATGCCGCCGTCCTGCACGGTGAACTCTCCGGAGTGAATGCCATCAGGCACCAAAAACCAGTTGTTCAGGTGTTGCAAAACTTGCTCCAGCATCACGCCGCCCTCCTTTTATTGCTTTGCCCGGGCTTTCGTTTTGGCTTGCGGTTCAAACGTTGCCCCTGTAAAAGTAAATTTCACCACGCTGGAATCATCAACAAGCACCTCGAAGGTGTCATCCTTGGCCACCCGGAAGACAATATCTGCGTCAAATGGGATGTTTTCCTTTGTGGGAGAACCGTTTTTCTTGAAGGTCATTTTGGTTCCTGTCTTGTTCAGATGGAACGGGAAGTAATACCCGCTCTGCTCGTCCGGCTCGCTGCTGAACTCCGTATAATCAGAAACATAATGAAATGTTCCAATCACAGATCCGTCAGCCTTGACCGCCAGATCATCACCGACTAAATCAGAAACCTGTTTCCCCAATAGGGTCTGACTGCTGGGGAATAGCGTTAAGATGTCAGACCCAATTAACCCCCCGGCGATACAGTAATTTTGGCAATGCCATCCAAATACTCAGCCCACAGTTTCATGCCCATAATGGCGTAGCTCTCGCCAACAGCGGTGCTGTAGTTCCCCTGAGCGTGGAAGCCGATCAGGTTGGTTTCACCCTGCACGGTGTAATTCAGCCCGAGCCGCGCAAACTCGCTGTCGCCAGGATCTGCATAATAAAGATCAATGTTTTCAACGGGAGTAGCGATTACAGTGTTCCGCGCAATGGCGGTATTACCAGAAACGGTAGCGGGAAGCAGGAACAGGGTGGAATATCCCATGAAGTCCTTGACGTAGTTGATGCCAAACTGGGTCTGCACAGTGATGTCCGCCGCGCCCAGGTAATCGTAAGCATCCAGGATATTCGCAAACCCGACGACAGAGGTCACGTCCTTTGCCATGCCTGCGAATTTATTCAGCACCTCGCCTTGGGCCTTTGCAAGTGCGGCCTGCCAAGTGGTGGCGGTTCCCGTCAAAGAACCAGTGTTCAGGAAGGTGTAGAAATCACCCAGCACCATGTTTTGCAATTTGGTCAGGAAAGCGTCGTCGCTCTTTTCCACGGCAATTTCCGCACCATACTTGTCCACGTCCTCGATGGGGA